GCTGTGCTGCCACAGTGGCGGCGCGCACGTTGAGGTTGCCACCTGAGTTTTGCCATACCGAAAAGGTCACGTAATCGTTCACGGCCATATATTGCATGCCAGAGACCACCGACATTTGGAGCGCCGTAGCGCCGCCGAAGTTGATCTGCTGAGCCAACACATCGCCATCCTCGTCTACAATTGCGATAGTCCGTCGCCCGGTGGCGTTAGCGTCCCACGTGATTCCAATTCCTGCAACGTAGTAACCCGCGGTCTTAGCGTACAGCTTGTCGGAATTGGCACCCGCTGCCCAGCAGGCGTCGGTGTCGCTGATTTCAGTGGTAAAGTCCAAAAGGGTAGCGGCGCTATCACCGATCACGTTCGCCACATTGCTGTAAACTCGGCAACCCAGTGCGGTGCTTGCGAGAATAGATCCAGTCAGGTTGAGGTCATCGAATGTCGGGCTGTCTGCTTGAGCCAGTGCTTGATCCAGTGCACCGAGATAAGCCCACTGAGCGGCGGAGATCGTTACGACGCCGATGTTCCGAAGCTGAGAGACCTCCGAAGAGGTCAGCAGCATCAGGTTAGCATTGATCATCGTTATCAGGTGCGCGCGCCGGACAAGTGTTAGGTGGTAGTAATCAGCCGCCGCCCCACCCTGAATTCCGCTTAGAGCTGTGTTGTGTGCTATCTGAGCCCCATCGCCCGCAACACCAGCGTGCGCATGGTCGTGGAGCTTGTGGACATGGTCTCCACGGTTCAGGTTGTGGGAAATGCCGATCGCGTTTGCCGTTCCCGTATCAACTGGAGCCTCCGTGTCCAGTGGGTCCGCTCCGTCCTCCGGGTCGTGGCGGTCTTTGTGGTCTTCAGCATGGTGATCATCGGCGGAGATATCTGTCAGGGCAGAGTCGTGGCTGATCTGCGCGCCGTCACCTGCTATTCCATCGTGCGCGTGATCCGGAACGGTCGCCAGAACTGGCAGATCCGCCAGCGTGACGCTTTTCTTGGCGTCACCTGCTGCGCTATCCTCAATAACCAGATAGTCAGCACCTATCGGAACCGCCTTGGCAGCAATGGCCGATATCTCTGCAGCCACATTGACGTGGATGGCATTCGGGTCTGTCCCGCCGCTCGGCTCTTGCATTTCCAGGACGCGGAGCCGCCGCCGAAGGTCCAACAATTCCGTCGCCAGTGCCTCTGTAGCCTTAGACATTAGACCTGCCCCGCCTCCACGGTTATCACTTCCTTGCCATCCACTTTCCAATCCACACCAATCGCCACGATCTTTCGGGTCTCCTCCACTACATCGTACCGGGCTGTTACCAGGTCGCCCAAGAAGTAGTCGCGACCGTATAACTTAGCACCCGCCTGAAGCACATCAAAACCGAAGGTCGGCTCAGCTTGTCTCTCCAGGAGCTTCCGATCGCCCGCAGTCTCCCGGCCCGCGACTGTGGTCAGCATCCCGTTCGCGTGTACAATTTCGATATCATTCCCTGCAGCGTAGTCTGTACCCGTTCGGATCGTCACGTTTCGGGCTGCTCCAACTCCATCTCCACAGACAATGGCCGCCGTAGCTTCCCGGAGGCGATCCAGCCTGTAAACAGGGTTCGCCATATTACCGTGCTCCAGTGAAAAGATCAGAGAAGCTGTCCGGTCGGTTCCCAGTTGGCCGGTGTACCATCTGAACTCCCAAGCAGCTGCTCCTGTGGATACCAGATCATAGTCTCCGCCACCGACCTGAGCCAATTCCCTCAGTGACTCCAGAAGGTTGTCCCAGGCGCAATACCAGTCGACCACGTTCCCGTTGGCACCATCTGCCTGCACGGTTATACCCAGCGTGTTGGGCTCCCGTTCCCTTCCGTTCGCCACTGTGGCGTTAGCACTGGCGTTGTAATCTACCATCACCTTCATCACCGTCTCCGCCGGATCAGCAATGAACATCGAGCGGTCCGCAGTTCCTGCTAACCAACCGATAGTCCTCCAGCCGAGCAGCGCCAGCGGATGTTGGCAGGTGGCAACGAACTCAGGGCCAGTGGAGTAGAACCGTTCCTGCTTGCGGTACAGCCCGATCATATCACAGTACCACGCTATGCTTTCGGCCAAGTTGCGCCGCCAGACTTCCACGATGCCCTTATCCTCCAATAGGGCGACCATCGGATCCGTACCATCTAGGGAGAACTGGAGCAACCCGCCTTCGTTGACCCGTTTGTTATAGGTCAAGGTACGGAACCCACCCGAAGCGCTCCCAGTCAGCACGGCTTGGAGCACTCCGGCGGCAGTGTATACGTCTAATCTGTATTCTACGGTCATAGGTTCCGCCTACTGCGGTATGAGAATTACGGAGAGCATCCGCCGTTCTGCTGTGTAGCCGAGCACGTTGCAATCCCATTCTATTTTGAAGTTCCGAGCACCGAGGGGGACGCCTGCAACGAACCACGTCCAAGTGGAGGTTTCATATCCCTCCGCAGTTGTCATATCTTGCCTGTAAACACCTTGGGCCACTCCGTTTGCATTTGCGCGCACCCGGAGCTCCTGAGTACCAGCTCCGCCAAGGCTATACTCCATAGTGAAGATGATAACCGCATCACAAGCCTGCTCCAAGGTGGGCGTAACGGTCATCCCTACGATATCACTCCAGCCGACTGCTATCGCGTCAGCTCCTGCGGCATTAGCCGAAGTGGAAGACCGGATGTCGTTCATGTCCTCCACGGTTGCAAAGTCTGCGGCCTCCATCCCGTCCACCTGATCCGCGTTGATAGCTGGAGCCGCGTTGCTAATCTTGGTCTGGGCGATGGCCGCAGCCGCGTTGATATCCACATTGACAATGGCTCCGTCTATGATCTTCGCGCTGGAGACTGAATCATTATCCAGCATCGCCGCGTTCACGAATAGGTTGGCAAACAGGGCGCGGGAGGCAGCGTCCGCCTGGAAGGCGCCGTTCAGAATAGCATCGATCAATACGGCGTTGGTAACGCTATCAGCTGCCACCAGATCAAGAAGCGTAGCTTCATCGAAGAAGTCAGCCTCGAATTTGGCCCGGCTTGCGGCGTCCGCGCCCCAAAGGTTGGCCGCGAACTTGGTGCGACTGGTGGCATCCGCGCCGAAGAACCCAGCAGCCATCTTCAGTCGGCCCGCCGCGTCCGCTGTGAGGATACTGTCAATCAGCCGAGACTGTTGAATTTGGGTGTTAATGTCCGAGTAGGTCCGCTCATCTGTAACCGTGATAGCTCCGGCGTCAGTGACCCGCGCCTGGCAGATCATCTCATCCCAGTCGACACCGTCATTCTGCGTGATGGCGGGTGCAACTGGAGCTGGAGCCTCCGCGCCTGTGATCTGAGTGATCCGTACTGTCTGAGCCGCCCAGTTGGCCCGGAGCACAATGCGGTCAATCCGTTCGTTCCCTGCAGCTGCATTTGGAATGTTCACATTGAGCGAAGCAGTGTTCTCATACGGGAAACCGTGGAGGGTGGCGGCTCCACTGTCTACAGCTACGTTCGGAGCAGCCTCTGTGGGTTCACACTCGTTCGTGTATCCTATGTGAATGCCTGAGCCAAGAGTCCGCTCCAGCCACTTGATAGCCTGAGCCATTGTGTACGGGTTGGTTCCGTCACCGGCTCCACCAGTTGTCCAGAAGATGCTAGATTCTGCCATTGTATGCCTCCTATAGGCTTATATACCGGTTCAGGTATTCGATCCGCACGTCCGTGTTGGCCGTGGCAGCGGTTCCTGTTACGCGAACATCATTAACGCCGCCAGGAGCATCAGGTGCTGCGGCAAGGTGCCAGGTGGTCAGATCCGAATCAGTAGTAAGGTCGGGTAGCGCATCTGCTCCGAGCTCATCCACCACGGTCTTCCTGGCGTACCGCAGGTCGATAACCCGTTGCTCAGCGACAGGTAGGTTGAGCCCAGTAAAGTCCAGTTTCTCATCGGTGTCCAGATTGGTTATGATGCAGCTGTTCAACGGTCCAGAAACGGTTATAACCGGATACGTGCGCCAGGTGCCCACGTAGGCCACAGGTTGCGTGGAGTCAATCGCCGAGGAACCAATCGGCCACGGAATCGCCATCGGTACTGCCCACGCATCGCCACCACCGGCTATAGCGAACACCACGTGCACTCCAACCGGATCATAGAAAGAAGGGTTGTCAGAGCTTTTGAATTGAGCGGGCACCTTCATCAGATACCGACTAGCAGACTTGGTGGCCAGAGTGAGCCGGGCGATGTAGTGGCAGTCCAAGCTCCTGACTTCGGCATCATCCCGTGTCCACCGCAGTGTCAGGGCGTCATCCCTCGGCGTGAAGTAGGTCAGGAGCGCATCCCGTTTGTCTATTATGTTGGGAGGCTCCAACCGGAGCAGTAGGCTGATCACACGCGGATCCAATCGGAATCCTTGATCGCTGTCTCCGTGCTGCTGAGGCCCGCGCTCTGATAACCGATGAAGCGGTGGCAGCCCGATACCCGCCTGCTCCAGTAGGTTGCATACCACGTCATCTGTTAAGCTGTGAGGTACTCCTGCAACTAATACGTCTACATCCATTTCATCCTCCAGCCGTCAGCATCTGCAAGAGCTGCAGGTCTTGAGCGAGTGAGGTTTCACTCTGCTGCGGGTAGTTGGCTGTGATATTGATTTCAGTGGTAGACGAGGGAGCTTGGTCAGCTACAGGCGCCTCACCAGCGGGTGTGATCTGCACTCGTTCGGTACCGGACTCACCAACCCCGATGATCGTCGGCCCGTGAACCATAAAATCGCCGCCCTTGGCATACCAGTCGACGTCGAAGCCCGACGGATAATCCACACCCAAGACCGAGTCCCAGGTGACTGTGAAGTGAGGCATCACTATGTGCAAATTCTGGAAGAAGGTTCTGACACCCTCCCAAGCCTCTTTGAATAGATCCACGTACCATATTGCCATCTCGATCACAAATATAAGCCCGTGGATAACACCTATCACAGTTTGCACAGCTCCTGAGGTGATAATGTGTAGGAATATACTGGTCATCTTCCCAATCATTGCGCCGAAGTCCTCCGCGCCTACCTCCCCAATTCCAAGAGCCTCCATTAGATCCGCAAGCGCTGGTTTTAGATCATTAGACCATATAACCACAATCTTAGCCCAGGCATCCTTGAGTATATTCCACACGTTTGTCAGACCGGGCATCAGGTAAGTGATGAAACCCTCGAACGCCTCCTTCAGCCACACAAGGCCAGGCTGAATGCCCTCCCAGAATTTGATGAAGAATTCTTGTGCCTTCGGCCAGAAGTCTTCCCACCACACTGCCAGGTTTTCTAGTATCGGCGCCAGGTTCTCTGTGATCCAATCACCTGCGACCGCAGCCGCCTCTGGCAATGCCACTCCCAGCCAGTCTAGCACTGGGCCCGCAGCGTCCATCAGAAGCTCAAGCACCGGTATGAAACCCTGCCCAATGCCAGTCCGCATATTCTCAGTGCTCGCTTCCCACGCGGCCATTCCTCCAGCAGCTGTCTCGCTTTGGTCACCGACCAATGCCATCTTTTCGGCGCCCATCTCCAGAACAACCGCGTTGAAAGCCATTTCCCTGGTCAGGTTTTCGTCGGCGGCCATCATCTCTTCGATCTTAATTCGTGCTTCGCCAGAGGAGATACCGAAGCTGTCCAACCGTGGGATCGACTGGTTGGCCATCATCAAGGCGAAGTTCTCCATCGATGCTGTAGCATCACCACCCATTGCCAGACCGAGCTGAACGGCCATCTCTGACATTGCTGCCGTTTCTTCTGAGGTTTCAGTCAACCCCATCAGCAGGAACTTGTTTGCAGCCTGCCAAAGGTCAGTGTCGGCCACCATCCCACCAGTAGCATCTCGGAGGTCTTTGGTTACAGCCTCGGTTCCGCCTATATCCTCTGTCAGGTTATCGAAAGTCATTCTGGCGCCTTCGAGTTCTGCGGCTTCAAGGGTCATCCCCGCGATCTCTACGATCGCCGTCCCTACGCCCACCCCGACTGCGACAACGGCTGCCAGCGCGGCCACAGCACCAGCAGCTACAGCACCCATGGCTAGCGTACCAGCAGAGCCAAGTCCGTCAAAGCCCTTGGCTACTTCCTCTCCCGTATCCCCGGCACTATCTTCCGCAGTCTTCAGTCCTCGCACGAAGTCCGTTACATTCAGTCCCAGCGTTGCCATCATCGCAAGTGCGGTCGCCATTATTGCTCCCTGATGTCTTTGCCGCCGTACATCCGGTTCAGCATCTCTAGTATTGCAGTCCCACGTTCTGGGCCTATGTCCTCCAGAGACGCCTCGCCTTCGATCGCCACCTCCGGCCCCTGCCTGAGTTTGCGCTCGCCAAGCTCTAACATGAAGTGCTCCACGGTGTAGGCATCTTGATCTTTACCCCGCCACGCGTTGGCTGTAACTGAGGCCAGCATTGCCGCTTGCATATCTGACCGCTCAGAGCCGAACGGGTCCAGTCGATAGAATTCGCACCACTCTGCGAACTCTCGACTGCTCATTCTCTGTTGAAGTTCAGCAACAGTGCAGCCGAGAGCCAACGCAAGGCGAAACCAGAAGCGCCGCTCGGGGCGCTTCGTCAGTTTTTTGCCAGCTCCTCCACGTCTTGTTTCGATAGACCAGATAGACGCTGTGCCACATTGAAGATCCGCTCCAGTGCGCCTGCAGCCTTCTCGCTGACTGCCTTGATGTCCTTCTCAGAGAAGAGCAGTTCACCCTTGTCGTCTACCACGCTCATCACTATGATCCGAGCGCGTATGTTCTCGCGGTGCCAGATTTGCTTGGTGCCACGGTGCTCTACTACCTTCATCTCGAACTTGTCCCGCTGAGCTCCAGTGAGCCCACGCACAAAGACAGATCCGCCCCACTCGGGTACCTGAACTTCCTCGGTCTTGATATCAGCGACCGCCAAAATCTGGTCGCGGGTCAGCTTGGGCATTTTGCCCTCCTCTTTAGGCTAGTGTCGGCTTGCCTGTGACGTTGAGAACCACATCGGCTCGGAGCAGTCCCTTTGCAGGAGCCTTCGGCGTGAATTTGGTCACGTATGCCGAGAATGACCACGTGGTTGTGTCTGGGTAAAGCAACTGGAAATTGCGCCGGGTCTGCGCAACAAGATCAGCAAGCAAACCAGTGCCAGCATCATGGGTTGATTCCGTTGGCACATACATGATGCCGAAGGAGCAGTCGCCCATATCTAGGTTTGTCGGTCGGTCTTCTACCCAGCCGTCAACGGAGGAGTGCGTAGTTGCGTCCTCCATCAACAGTGTAGGCGCAGGCGGTGTGAGGTCTTGCACCTGCAAAATGGTCGTGAAATTCTCAGGGGTTGCACCATCGCCCACTTTGAGCAAGGTGCCCCAAGCAGCTATAGCTGTAGAAACTGGCATTGTATTCTCCTTCCCTTACGGGTGGTGGGTGAGTGTTTAGCCTTCTGCGAGCTTCAGGATAGCGAAAGACACGTCAGCAGCCGAAGCTTCCATCGTAAAATACCCATCCGCCTGGCGCCAACCAGCCACTGGGAACGGTCCGAAAGCACAGTACAAGCCTATGC